CAGGAGCAACAGGAGCAACAGGAGCTACGGGATTCGGAGCAACAGGAGCAACGGGAGCTACTGGATTCCGAGTTACAGGAGCAACGGGAGCTACTGGATTCGGAGTTACAGGAGCCACTGGAGCAACAGGAGCAACGGGAGCAACAGGAGCAACGGGAGCAACAGGAGCTACGGGATTCGGAGCAACGGGAGCCACTGGAGCAACAGGAGCAACGGGAGCAACGGGAGCAACGGGAGCAACAGGAGCTACGGGATTCGGAGCAACAGGAGCAACGGGAGCTACTGGATCCACGGGATTCGGAGCAACAGGAGCCACGGGAGCAACAGGAGCCACTGGAGCAACAGGAGCTTCAAGTATAGGTATATATGGAGCATATTATTCAACCATAAATATGACTAACATAGGACCATCACAAACAAGATATATGTTATTTGAAAATGTGATAACGTATAATGGTATGACGGCGTCTAATCCGCCAGGTGTTAGTGGCGGAACAACAGGTATAAATAATGGAGCAACTGGAACTATTTTAACATTTGGTTCTACAGGAACATATAATATACAATTGTCTGCTCAAGTATATAAAAACAGTGGCGGAACTGATATTGTTGACATTTGGCCTATAAAAGGCAATACAGCAATTCCATGGAGTAATAGTCAAGTAACAATTACAGGCAATAACAGAGGACTATTTTATGCTAATAGCTCTAATACATATAATTTTAATAAAGATGATAAATTACAAATAGGGTGGCAATCCGCTGATGCCGTGTTGTACATGAATGCTACTGGCGCCACTGGAAATGTCCCAGGGACACCAAGTGTCAAATTAAATGTCACTAAGATTTCTAATTAATTCGATATATTAATTTTAAAGTAATACTAATTTCTTTTTACTACGTTATATAAATTCTTTAATTTTCGCTCCGATTATAACATTTTTTTACTACGTTATAAAAAGTATATTTTGCTTTTTGTTTATCTTTTTGTTTATCTTTTTATATAAATTATTTTGCTATACTTTTTTAAAAGTATATATAATATGGCCTTTACAAGATTCCACGACGATGAAGCAAGAATAATAATACAACTTCAGCAACAAACCGATCAAGAGAGATGATATTTAGATACACCTGGATCAGGAGACAAACCCTGCTTTATGCTTGATCCGCAAAAATAATTGTTCTACTAATGATATTATAAACATAACGGGTTCAGAAACAAGTTTAATATTAAATATTATCAGTCGTTAACTAATTCACTTTATAATTAAATATTAATTAAATATTAATTAAATATTAATTAAATATTAATTAAAATATAAATATTTTTAAGTAATTAATAAAAATATTTATTATATTTATATATAAATGTCTAATAGAAATTCGAGTTATTTAGGATCTAAACGTTGTTGTGAGCCCGGGCCACAGGGTCTCCAAGGGGCTAGAGGGCCAGGTGGTCCGATCGGATTTATGGGTTTACCTGGATCGACTGGAGCAACTGGATACGGCAAAACTGGATGTAGAGGCCCGACTGGAGCAACTGGACCACAAGGTCCAGCAGGTCCAAGTTCAGGACCAACAGGAGCAACAGGAGCAACAGGAGCAACAGGTGCAACAGGAGCAACAGGAGCAACAGGAGCAACAGGACCAACAGGCGATACAGGAGCAACAGGAGCAACAGGACCAACAGGCGATACAGGTGCAACAGGAGCAACCGGCGCTACGGGTGCAACAGGTGGTAGTCCGTGGTTCCCAACTAATTATATAGGTACAACAGGTCCAGGTTATACCGGAACAGGATATACAGGAGATGTAATGATATTTGGCGCGCTATATGTTCAGGGAGGCATGGATCCAACTTATTTAGCATTAACACCACAAGCAATTACTCCATTTGTAGGAGGAGCAACTGGATTACAAGGTATATGGGTAGATACTAATGGAAATTTATGTTCAGAGAAAATTTTATTACAAACTGGTAATACTGGCGGTCAAACAAATCCTATATTAAAAATTGAAAATACAAATGCGACTGGTTCGGTGGCGATGGAAGTTTATAAAAATAAACCTACTGCTGGTGTAAATGGTGATGTATTATTTACTCAATCTGTTTTTGGTAAAGATAGTGTAAATACTAAACAAGAATTTACAAGAATAAATCATAGTATTAGAGATGTTACTGCTGGTGTTGAAGATGGTTCTATTGAGTTTGGGTGCTTTGTTAATGGTGCTGTAAATACATTCTTACAAATAAACGGAAACGAGAATGAGGTTAATTTATTAAGACCTTTGGATATGACTGGGAATAATATTAGAACTTCTACTGGTAATTTAGCATTAACAACTACTCTTGCTACTGGAACAAGTAATATATCTTTAACTGCGAAAGATGATTTAACCTTAAATAGCGGAACAAATGGTAGTGTATCATTAACAAGTGGAACTGCTGGTGGTGCGGTTAATGCTACTGGATTAGGTGTAAATATTACCTCAAACGGAACTGCTGGTGAGAAAACAACTTTAACAAGTGCTACTACAATTGATTTAGTGCCTGATGCTACTACTGGTGCTATATTGACTGATAGTAAAATTGCTACTCTACAAGGGTTTCCTGCTAATGTTGGGTGTTCTATTGATTTTTTCCAAGGTGGTCCTGATGATAGATTTACATTAAACAAAAATAGATTACTTTTCAACCAGTATTTTACTTCGCCAGTTGATAAAGTAAATGTTATTGATATTAAAAATGATGTTGGTGTTGGTGATAATTACATTAATCAATCGCAAGTTGATAATTCAACTGGAACTGGGGTCTATACTTCAAATATTTGTAATTTAACAACTCAAAAATTATTTATAAATGATAGTAGAACTACTGATACTAAAAGTATTACATTAGACAACAACCCTAATAGTGGTGAGAACAGAATGGATTTAATCCAAAATAGCGGTGGTGGTATTGTCGCTCAAAGTGGGATAGTAAATACTGCTGGGACGCAAATGTTATCTTTATCTCATACCGATAATGCGACCAATAAAGCATTAAGTTTGCGACAAGATACGATTGGAACTGGAAAACTACAATATGATAATACTATTGATAGTTCTGCTTTTGAAATATCAAGTAATAATACACCTATTATATTAACCGCTGTTGGCGCTATAACTTTAACGCCTACAACATCGGTCGTATCAAATACTCAAATACAAATGCCTACTACAAGTGGGACTATTTCGTATAGCAATATAACTGGGTTTCTTTCTATTGACTTTGCTTCTCAATCAACAGGATACTTTGAGTTGAGTAATCATCCAGGAGGAAGTATAAGTGCTCTTACGCTTACTAATGGGAGAATAGGTGGCGAATATCATATTTTACTACGAGGGCACATTGGTTTCAGTTATACACCTGCTACATCTTCTACTTTTAAAGCGAATACTTATAGTTTATCTACTGCTAATGGTGATGAATGGATTGGATTGAAGATATACTCTGCTAATACGCTATCTCAATTTTTAGTTAATGCGACATTATATACTTAATAAAATATCCGTATAATGTATGATGGAGGCAAACAATTAGGGAATTTTGCTATACTTTTCTCAAAAGTATATATATATGTTAAGTGAAGTATTTTGAGTGGCGTTTGTAGGAACTATTAGCGGAATGATAATTAAATTAGCATCGATGGCTTACAAATCGAAATGTAAAGAGGTTTCTCTCTGTTGTTTGAAAATAGTTAGAGATACAGAAGCGGAAGCCCAGCGAGTTCCCCAAATTAAAAAGATTGGAATAATCTTTCTTACAATATTTTTACAAAAAACCCACCACTAATACCAGAGGTTATTACTAATATAATTAATTTGTTAACAACTCAAACTAGAACTTTTTACTACGTTATAAAAAGTATATTTTGCTTTTTGTTTATCTTTTTATATAAATTATTTTGCTATACTTTTTTATAATGAAATAAAAAAAGTATATATATATAATATGGCCTTTACAAGATTCCACGACGATGAAGCAAGAATAATAATACAACTTCAGCAACAAACCGATCAAGAACGATGGTATTTAGATACACCTGGATCAGGAGACAAACCCTGCTTTATGCTTGATCCGCAAATCATTCCGCAAAAATGGGGCGGCAATTTATGGACTCATAGTATCGACATTCAAAGTTCCCTTTTAGGAATAGATAGACAATTAAACAGAGATTGTTTAAGAGTAGATAAAAATGGAAAAGATGTAGACAAATACAAAAGGCAAACGGTATATGCTTCTCCCATAGATTATCCAGTTTGTGATACATTAACAACAGAACAAAGCAGAGCAATAATGCCAGCGTGGACTGCAAGAGATTTACAGCAAAATCACGCATATCTTTTGCCAAATAATCCACAATTGAATACTGAGATGCCTTTTCAAAATTATTTGGATACAAGAATTTTAGAAAAAGATAGTTTCAAAAGAGAATTTCAATGTGTGCCGCAAAACAATCAATTTTATACAGTGCCGACAGATGTATATAACAGCCAATACAAAGCGAAAAATAGTGTAGGGTCTAAAATTTGTAAGAGTGATTGTTCTAAGATATAAATAGACTAACAAAATGTAAATAATCTAACAAAATGTAATAATCTAACAAAATGTGAATAGACTAACAAAATGTGAATAAAAGGTAACAATTTAGTAATATTAGTAATATTATTAATAATAAATTAATTAATAATATTTTTAGGTAATACTTTTCTTAAAGTATATGTATATATATAATATGGAATTAGCTATACCATTAATTGCATTAGGCGGAATGTATGTTATTTCAAACCAAAATAAAAATATAACAAAAAGTTCAAAAGAAAACTTTAACAATATGGGTATTAGGACTAACTTACAAGCTTCAAACATTGAATCCCGATTTAATAATTATTTACCCAACACGCACGTCGCTCCGCAAAATTATCCTATTATGAATAATAAAGAACTAGTAGATACGGTTCAAGAATATCCTAATCCAAATGTAGCTACTGATAAGTATTTCAATCAAAACGCATACGAGCAAAAGCAACGCGCCGGTGTCCCCGTTTCAAATAATATTCAACAAGTATATTCGTTAACAGGAGATTATATGTCTTCTACGGAATTCAAGCATAGTAATATGGTGCCATTTAATGGTGGAAAACCAAAGGGACAAATATATAATAATAATAATGCAGAAACGATTTTAGACAATTATGTAGGAAACGGTTCTCAAGTAATTAAGAAGATTGAGCAAGCACCATTATTTAAGCCACAAGAAAATGTTCAATGGACATATGGTACGCCTGATATGAGCGACTTCTACCAATCACGCCAAAATCCGGTTAACAAAAATAATATGGTGAAGCCATTTGAATCTATTCAGGTTGGGCCTGGTTTAGACAAAGGATATAGTGCCGACGGAAGTCACGGATTCAATGCTGGTATGGAAGCACGTGACAAATGGTTACCTAAAACAGTGGACGAGCTTCGTGTTTCAACAAATCCAAAACAAGAATATGATTTGAATGGATTACAAGGTCCGGCACAAAGTCAGATTAAGAATGTAGGAATAGAAGGAAAAGTAGAAAAATATAGACCTGATACCTTTTTTATTAATAGTCAAGATCGTTGGCTAACAACAACTGGTGCTGAGAAGGCTGGGCGTGTAGTAGCAGAAGAAATTTACAAGACGTCTAATAGAAATGAAACCACTACATTTCAACACGGAACACCGAATGCGATTCTTAAGACTGCTAGTTATGTTCCAAGTAAACACGAACAAACCAAGAGAACGCAATTAGAGGGATTTGATGTAGGGCCTTCATCAGCATCAAGATCCGGGCCAATACAAGACCAAGCACATAATAATAATCAATCAAGCCACTCAAATTATACTAATAATCGTGTAAATAATCAACAGCCGCAGACATTTGGAACCGGATTTGCGAAAGCAGTGGGGGCGGCGATTGCTCCAATTATGGACATATTAAAACCATCAAGAAAGGAAGAGTATAGTTGTAATATGAGAATTTATGGTAATATATCTGGTGAAGTTCCGGATAATTATGTTATGAGTCAAGGAGATATTCCAGATACAACAATTAAAGAAACGACGTTGTATCAACCGAATGGGTATATTAATAGTCAAAACGATAATGCTGGTTATTTAGTGAATGATCAACAAGCTATAGCAAATCAACGTGATACAACTAATTGTACTCAATTTATGGGAATGGCTTCAAAACATGGCAATAGACAATATGATTCTGATTATAGACAAACCAACAATGATACAAAGGAAAAGACGGTTGTTGCTCGCACAAATCAAGGCAATATGAAGAATTTTAATTCGCAAATAAACGTAACTATGTCCAAATTAGATTCGGATCGTGATAATAATAGATTATGGGCTCCTCAATCTACCATTCATAATGGGCCGTCTGTCCAAACCTATGGAAAGCTTGCCCAAGTCCCGCAATATTACGACAACTGTGTTGGATGTTCTAGAATCGAACCAAGTTTATTAGATGCTTTCAAACAAAATCCTTATACTCATAGTTTACATAGTGCTGTATAAATAATTATATATATATTATAATAATGATTAGAAATTTAAGTATGGATATTTTAGCTATATCAATCATTATATTTGGATTGTTTCGATTTATACCTAATTATATACTACTATTAATTATTATAGGATTTTTATTAGATGGCCTAGCATTATATTTTAGTGCTTCGTCATATTATACCAATGGTATATATTTATATAAAAGAAATCCCGACCTAAAGAAATACGTTGATATATATCTCTCATATACGAAACCAACAGATAAGACCTCATGGTTTTTCTTTACTGATAGATTTTTATTTCCTATATTATTTATGGTCATTTATTTTGTATACTTATATTATAAAATATGACTAGAAATTTAGTAGTTCTATTGCTTATTCTATATATAATATTTAGTGGTTATAAATTAAATAAAGCGGAAACAATCATCTTTTATTTTTTAGGAATTTGTTATATTTTAGGTAATTTTGGTTTTTATTTTTTAGCTTATTATCCAAATAATTGGTTTTGGTCAAATCTTATTAAAGACGGTTATTTATGGAATGAATTTCCTGTAACTATTACAGTAATGATTTGTTTATTATTATATATAATTTTGCGTTCTTGTCCTAGTCCTAGAAATGTAATTAAATTATATTAAATACGTAATATTAAAATATAAAAACACTATTTTAATATTAATTAACGTTTTAAATGACATTAAATATTCATCATGACATAAAAGAAAAATTAAAATACTTTCATTCAATACATAAAATACCTAATATCATTTTTAATGGTCCAAGTGGATCAGGTAAGAGCACAATAGTAAATGAATTTATATCAATGATATATGACGGAAACAAAGAAAAAATAAAGGATTTTACAATGTATGTAAATTGTGCTCACGGTAAAGGTATTAAATTTATAAGAGAAGAATTAAAATTCTTTGCTAAAACACATATAAATTCCAATGGAGGAAATACTTTTAAAAGCATTATATTGCTCAATGGAGACAAACTAACAATGGATGCGCAATCCGCTCTAAGACGGTGTATAGAATTGTTCAGCCATAATACACGATTTTTTATAATAGTGGAAGATAAATATAAATTATTGAGACCTATTTTATCGAGATTTTGCGAAATATATATATCTGAACCAGAATATAAAGGTAAACAAATAAATCTATATAAATATAACTTGGAGGAAACATTCAAACTAACAGATATAAAAAATCAACGAACCGACTGGTTAAAAAAGGAATTACAAAAATCTATAACGCAAACTATATCAGAAATAGATTTACAATTATTTGTTACAAAATTATACGAAAAAGCGTATAATGCATTAGATTTAATTCAATTGATAGAGGATGGACAAATAGATTTAACAATAGAAAAAAGATATGAATTATTAATCGCGTTTAATAAAGTAAGAAAGGAATTTAGAAATGAAAAATTACTGTTGATGTTTATTTTAAATTTTGTGTTTATAGACAAGGAAACAAAACTAGAAAATATTTCGTTTATGTGATAAAATCATTAAACCTTTTTAATTTAGAAATAACATAATAATAAATTATTTATAAATTTATTTTAAATTTATTTGTATATTATATATGAATAAAACAACAGTTGATACCCCAACCGATTATGGACAACCATTGGAGCCAGGATTTAATAATGAATTTGATAAATCTCTTAGTAATGCTTTTACTAATCCTAAAGATAGTTTACAAGATGCTAAAATCGAAGGCGAAAAAAGACATAATATATCTCAAGCTGATGATATTGGAAGACAAATACAATATCAAAGAGATAGATTGATTGACGATAATAAGCAAAAAATAAATGATGAATATTTATTAAGAACAAACAAAAAAAATGCGGCAATTACAAAATCAATTGCCGCATACACGCCACGTAAAATGGGGGGTAAATATTCTAGAAGAACAAGAACAAGAAAAGGAATGCGTAAAACTAGAGCTAAATCTAGAAAGAATTATAGAAAACATTATAGAAAGAATTCTAAAAAGCATTCTAAAAGACGCTAATCCTATATGGTCTCAAAATATATTCCGTTTATAGTAATATATTTTATGTACAATTTTCTTTTGAAAATCCAATAACAGCACAGGAAATTCTCTTACCTGCGTTTCCTGTTTTCAAACTTTCAGCATTTCCACCTTTTCCACAATCGTCTTCATCTTCGTGAATAATTAAACCCCTACCAATAATATTACACTTAGTTCCCCTAAGTTTAATAACATTATCATAAAATGTGTATCTTGCTTCACCTTTATTATTTGTTTTTATATTACCTAAATCCCCGACATGTCTTTTGCTCATACCAGGACATCCATGAGTATTTCCATAAGGATTAAAGTGGGCGCACATACTAGTACATTTATCAGTTAAATCCCCTGCTTCGTGAACATGAAACCCATGTAAAGAATTAGGGGTTAATCCGCTAATATTTAAATCTATTTTTACCATATTATTAGTTAAATCTTCACTAAATTTAACAATTCCCTTAATACTATCATTAAATACAGAAATAGCATACACAGGTTTATTTGTCATTAATTTATATAAATAATATATAATTAAAAAACAAATTATAACTAATAAACATATATAAAAATATATTATTGGTTTCATCATGTATTATATTTGTAAATTAATTAAAATAATCGGCTTATAACTCTGTAAAGTGAATAAATGTAAAAACGAGGAAATGTAAAAACGAGGAAATGTAAAAACGAGGAAATGTAAAAACGAGGAAATGTAAAAACGAGGAAATGTAAAAAGGTGTAATAAGAATAATAAGAATAATACATACAAAATAATTTAGCAAATTAAGTAATAAGAAAACAAATAATTAGTTTAAATACTTAAATTTTAACATTGAATATTTACATTATGGATGATTTCAATGTTAGTTCTCTACACGAATCAAAAAACGAATGGGGAGCTCGTTTATTAACAATATTTACTCCCTTGATAATTGAAGGATTCAAATCTATTTTTGATGAATCGTATAAGCTTTGCAAGGAAAATGGCGAAACAGATAAATATCTAATGACATTCCAAAACTTTATTACTAGAATTCCAAAATGGAATGTAACAATTATTGAAACTGAAAAAAAGAGAATTGTTGAAAGAAGTGGGTGTTCATATTTAGAAGAATTGGTTGCGTGTATTCATATTATCCAATTAAAACTATTAACTGCTATGAGAGTTGGACAAAAACAAAAGAAAATAGATATAAATATACCTAAATTGGATGATTTTATTCACAAGGCATATGTAAATGTCGCTAGAAAAATTTATAAAAATGTATACTTGTTTGAGTTAAATGCCCCTCCTCTACAAATACAAAAACATAATAGAGAATTAGAGATCATAGTTCAAGAATGTATTTTAAATGCGGTTAGAGAAAGTATTCCTGTTGAAAACATTTTAAGAGCTTATATGGATGAAACAGTTGAAGAAGATGTTGTTGAAGAAATTAAGGAGCAAATAATTGAAAAACCCGAAACAAAACCCGAAACACAATCTATATTTGAAGGGAAAGAAGGCAATGTTAGTTTAAAATTTAATGATATGGATTCTGCTATGGGAAAGAATGGAAAAGAAGAGATGATAAGTGCCCCAAAAACAATAGAAAGATTGGAAGAAATAAGCACATTAAGAAATATGCAAAGAAAAATGGAAGAAGACGAAGATGATGAAAAATTAAAAATATCGGACGAAGAAGTATCGTTAGGTAGTTTAGACATTCATATAATTAATCCTCCAGAAGTAAGATTAGAGCCAGATTTATTTTTAGACGATATTGAGATTTTAGCATAACTTACGGGGGAACCCCCCGTACGCCCCTAAATACAATATTTGGCTCTTACTTCGTTAAAACCTTTAGAAAAGGTGGAAAAAATGCGTTATTAATTAGTTAGAAATGTAAACATATATTGTAATATGGATAATATATTTTTAGTATCAGGAATAATATCCGTTATATTTTTCATCGCCAAGTTTTTAGAGATGAGGTATGTTGATGATGAACCAAAGCCACTTAAAATACTAATCAGAGACTCATTGGTAGTATATGTTAGTGTAGTAATTGGAAGTTTTATTTTAGAACAATTAAATCCAGTAATTAATGAAACAATGACTGCTGCTGTTCCGTTAGTATTTACAGATAATCCCCCTTTTTAGATAATTAAGATTATAATAAAATGAAAACGAATATTTTATTATTATATATTATGAGTGCCCCTTCTATAATATATAAAAAATTTCATAAATATAAACCGACTCAAGATTTTAAAGGACACCAATGGTTTGCTTTAACAAATAGTTACGGAACCGAATATGGTGATATAACGAGGGGTTATAATTTTAAAAAACCCCCTAAATTATTAGATATAGGAGATGCGGATGTAAGAATTATGATAGAAGACGAAGTTAAAAAAAGTGACCCAAAATCTGTAAGGACTTGTCATCCCGATGAACAGTATTCAGGAACAACAGCAAATAAAAAATATCATAATTTAGTAAAAGATATATTTGGTCAAGAATACGACGGAACAATAATAGATGGAACCAATTTAAAAAGTAATAGTAAATATAGTATTGACGACTTGGAAGGTCCGAGTGAAATAGTTATTTGGAAGGATTATAATGATTTATTGGAAGAAATACCTGAAGAAGATGTATCGCAAGAAGAGTTATCTAATGAAAATATGGGAAAGGGTACAAATAAATCAAAAAAAGGAAATAAAAGAACTAGAACTAACAAAAAAAGAAGGACTAGAACTAACAAAAAAAGAAGGACTAGAACTAACAAAAAAAGAAGGACTAGAACTAACAAAAAAAGAAGGACTAGAAAAAATAAAAGATAAAATAAAAGATAAAATGAATACATCTATCTACCAGTCCATATTTTAATAAAAGGGTAGCGAAGTTTGTTTTGTTTTAAATCATACATGTATTCATCAAAGTTGTAAAATGTACAACGATATTTGGTTAAAATATCTCCAAACAGTGAATTAATTGTCATTAATTTAGGATATTCTTGACAAAATAATGCCCCCATAACTCGTTCTAATGAGCAACGATCGTTTCGATTATGAACCGCATTTACCAAATTAGTTATTGTATATTTATGTTCTAACATTTCTAAAAAATTAAGCGTAATATATGATTGACATCCAAAACACAAATTAAAATTATCATTATTAAATCCAAGAATATTAATATTGTTATTGTTTAATTTTTTCATAATTAAAGAATTGTTAGTTAAAGATGAAGCAATTCTTAAATTATTATATACATTTTCTTTATCATATTTGTGATGCCATAATGGAAAAATAGGTGTATCAAATAACTCAAAACGTATTGTAGAATGAATAAACAAGCTATCGTGTATTATTACAGCACTAGGAAACCACTTATATTTTAAGTAATAAATATATGGTAGCAATTCTCCTCTTCCTGGATACTTAGATTGAATATATGTTATGTTAGAATATTCGTGATCTGCTTTTATAAATATTTGATTGCTGTTATCATCGATAAGGACAATTTTATGAAGAGGATAAAAAGTTCTTATAAGTTTTATACATTGATTCCAATATTTGTTAGTTTTTTTTGAATTAACATGTCTTGTAATTATAAATCCATAACTTGACATATAATATTATTATAAAATATTATATTTCAATGTACATTACTATTTTGTATAATTACTATTTTGTATAATTACTATTTTAATTACTACTTTAGTAATACGATGGTAATTCATCTATATTTATTATAGTTTCGTTTTTTCCAATATTTTTGTTAGAAACAATAAATTTACTAAATTCTTTACGATCAAGCTGATCCACAGGCGTGTGTTTATGAACAAATCTAGCGATCATTTTATATAATTTAAAATCAGGATATCGTTCAACGCCATTATTTTTATATAATACATTAACGCCATTATCATCAACGCACCATTCTACAATTAATTTTACTAATGGAGAGCATTCATTCATATTTTTAATTGTTTCGAAATCATCAACCACATAGTCAAAAATAGAACAAGCTAAACGACACAAATCAAAACTATAATTTGGTTCTAAACGAGGTTTTTTATCGTTAAAATATGGTTCTGTATTATATTGTGTGGCGGCATCACCTCCGGTTTTAAAACTATCACTACATAATATTTTGCCATTTAATTTATATATAGCTCTTCCAAAATCAATAATTTTATATATTTTTCCAAATGTCGGAACTTTATAGGTTTTTTTCTTAAAAGTGTAATATATAAACTTTTTGCTGGTTGGAATATACATAACATTGTTAGTATGAAGATCGTTGTGTGTGAATAAGAACATTTTTTGATAAGTAATAAGAATCATAATTATTTGCATTAGTGCTGAGAACCATTCATCATCTGTTAATTCGCCATTCATAATTAAGTAATCAAATGTATTTTCGCATTGTTCCATACAAATTACTTGAACTGGGAATTCCGAAAAGGTAAGAGTTAATGTTTCTTCTTCGATACTAGATTCGCTCTCTTCATCCTCCCATTCATCGGCATCATCCTTTGTTTCATCCTTTGTATCAGAATTAATATTATCGCTTTGGAATTCATCATCTTTATTCGAATCACTATCTGAATCACTTAATTCATTATCGTTTGTATGCGATGTTCTAGATGAACAAGTTGAGCCAGATTTTAGTGATTCTGATTTTTTTTGATTAGTAACATCAAACTCGGATGAATTTGTAATATCCACTAAATCGACACCAAAATTTTTAACATCAATTAAAGAAATATGTGGTTCATTTTTTATATCATTATTTATATCATTTTTTATATAATTTTTTTCAAATGTATTTTCAAATATATTTTCAAATATAGAATCATCAATAGATGTTATAGATATAACCGATTTTAAACTAGAAGAAATTTTTAAAGGTTGTAGTGGTTTAGGGTCATTATTTGTAATTAAATGCGAATAATCCTCTACTTTAAATAATACATTTTGTTGTTTTACAAAAAAATCAGATTGAATTAAATAATCTATATCATCTATAATGTTAATTTTATAATCGTTTTTAATGGCTAAAAACGATCCATAATAATCAAGACCGTGAATAAATTTATGTTCGTGTAATAATTTACTTGACAAAAACGAAAAAAATCCATCAACAAACGAAGAATTATTAGGATCGTCTAGTTTTGGGTGAATCTTGGCATTTTTATCAAATGATGGAAGATTAAACAATTGAGGATCCGTGTGGTTATATTTACCAACAACATATTTAAATGGATCTAAAAGCGGGGCCATTTTGATAAAAACATTTTGGGTTGTCGTGAAATCATCGTCGTCATTAATATTTTTAAGTTTACAAGTAAAAACATGTTCGTTTTCATCATCATTCTTCTTTTTTTTTGAGTCCTTAATATCTGAAATAGACCATTGATGATTTAAATTAATGGCGTTCCAATTAGTACTGTTAAGTGAAAAAAATCTGTCATAAATAGGTATATAATTTTGAACATTAGTTAAGTTAATGTTTTTGTTAGTTTGAAATTGATTGAACAGACTGAGATTCTTTCGTTTTTGGTAATTTACAGAAATTGTCATTAGCTAATTAAAATATAAATTATAATTGTATTTAACTTATTATTTTTACAAGTTATAAAGAATCCTTAATGTTATAAAAAATCCTTTATAACTTGTAAAAAATTAAGTTATTTTATTTTTCATAATAATCAATCAATACTGGTTTAACACTACGTTTAAATTTTGGTTTTGTCAGTAAAAATTTTTTTACCATAGTTTGTATATCAGAATAACTTTCTTTGGCTTCAATTACGTTTTTAACAGATTTGCCATGAGTTTTAGCAGGAGTCATTAATATTTTGTGAAATTTATCTTTTGAATTAATAGATAAATTAATTTTACTTAATTTATTATTAATATAATTATAAGACGTTGATTTATCAATAACCATTTTATAATCTAAAAATATAGCATTTGGATATTTTTCTAAAAGAGACATATAATTAATATAATAAAAATTGTATAATTCAAGCATATTAGGAAATTTTTTGTTATCAAGTTCCACAGGCAAATATAATTTGGTATAGTTAATAAAATAATGTTCTTTTTTTATGCTATATAACCAATTATAAACATTTTTATACATTATTATTAATAAATTATCTGGATTTTTAAGATAATTTTCAATTATGTTTATATCTAATGTGTGTTTACCAAATGGTCGATGTTGATGTTCGATGGATATAGATTTATTTTGTATTAAGTCAATACATTCTGAATTATTTATTATATTAAATAATAAATTAGTTCCAGTATTATATGGTCCAATAACATGAACATTTTTTGACATATATATATAATATATATATATATATATATATATATATTAGTTTGGTTCTTACTTCGTTATAACCTTTTTTTAATGTATATAAGTATATTTATAAAAAGGATTCGTTAATATAAAAAAATTTATATATTTATTATAGTATAATGAATTTAGATTTAAGACGGTTTGATATGAAAAGTATTAGTTTTAAACCAAATGAGTCTAAAGGTCCAGTGGGTGTTTTAATTGGGCGCCGTGACACTGGTAAATCCTTTTTAGTAAGAGATTTATTATATTATCATCAAGATATTCCTATCGGAACTGTTATTTCTGGAACAGAAGAAGGAAATGGATTTTATGGAAAATTGGTTCCAAAATTATTTATTCACAATGAGTATAATACAGCAATCATTGAAAATATTTTAAAGAGACAGAGGGGAGTATTGAAACAAATAAGAAAAGAAATGGAACAATTTAAACGCAGTACTATTGACCCTAGAACGTTTGTAATCTTAGATGATTGCTTATATGATAACACTTGGGCGCGTGATAAGATGATGCGACTTTTATTTATGAATGGTAGACACTGGAAGGTAATGTTGCTTATAACTATGCAATATCCTTTAGGTATTCCACCAACACTAAGAACTAACATTGATTATGTATTTATTTTGAGAGAACCATATATCGCAAATAGAAAGCGTATTTATGAAAATTATGCTGGTATGTTTCCGACATTTGAATCATTTTGTCAAGTAATGGATCAATGTACTGAGAATTATGAATGTTTGGTTATAAATAATAATGTTAAATCAAATAAGATACAAGATCAAGTGTTTTGGTATAAAGCCGAAGCACATAATGACTTTAAGTTAGGGTCAAAAGAATTCTGGGAATTGTCTAAACAGCTTAATGACGACGACGATGAAGAACAATATGATCCAAATAATGTGAAGAAACGTGGTCAGGGGCCAAAGATTTCGGTAAAAAAGAGTAAATGGTAAATTAACTTGCTTTTTATTCTTGTTTTTAATTATATAAACAAGAATTAAGAATTAAGATTTAAAGACAATAACTGATATAATTATATAATGAATATACTAGATATTGTTAATTTAATCGAAACAAATCCTATTACTAAGCTATCAAGTGACTATAATGTTAAATTGTTATCTAAAATTAAAGACAATTTTACAGATATGGAACAACAATTATTTTTATCTAGTTTTTATTGTTATCTAAATTACCACCCAACAAATGATTTTGTTATTGATTTAGATAATGTATGGAAATGGCTGGAATTTTCTACAAAACAAAAAGCATTAATGCTTTTGGAAAAAAATTTTACTTTAAATTTTGATTATATAAAGTTAATTAACCTTCACGTTAAGCAAGATTTAAGCGAAAAAAAGCACGGAGGACATAATAAACAAAATTTTATGCTAAATATTAAAACGTTTAAGTTATTTTGTCTTTTAGCTGATACCAAAAAAGCAAAAGAAATACACAGTTACTTTATTAAATTAGAAGATTTACTATATGAAATTTTAGAGGAAGAATCAAAAGAATTAAAACAAAAATTATCATTGATAGAAAACAATAGTTTATTAGAAAAACAAAAAGCAATTGAGCAAACATTAATCAATCAATTTCCAGTAAATACCGAATGTGTATATTTTGGTAAAATTGATGATACAAATGAATCTAATGAAACATTACTTAAATTTGGTCATACAAATAATTTATATAATAGAGTTATTGATCATAGAAAAAATTATAAAAACTTTATTTTATTGGATGTATTTAAAGTACAAAATAAAGTTGAAATTGAAAATTGTATTAAATGTCACCAAAAAATTAAAAAACAAATTAGAACTATTCATATTAACGAAAAAAACAAAACTGAAATAATTTCGTATAATAATGACCATTTTACGATTGACAAATTAACAAAATATATTAAAGAAATAATTCAAGAGAAATTGTATAATATTGATAATTTTAACAAATTATTAAAAGAAAATGAAGATTTATTAAAGGAAAATGAAGAATTAAATGACCAGTTAAAAAAATCTAATGAAAATGTGGTTAAAAAAACACTCGATTTTAATAAGTTAAATGAAAAGTTACAATTACTAGAAAATAAATTACAACTGTTTGAAAAAGAAAGTCAATCTGTTTATAATAATCCTTTATTACTAGAAGACGAACAAACTAACAAATTTAATACTTTTATCGACACAATGTGTATAGTTCGCACAGATGTAGAAGAGTCGTCTACTATTTTAGAAGGTTCGTATAGAATTTGGAATAAAATAAAACCAACAAAAGAAGTATTTCATTCTTTTAAACATTATTTAGACACAAGATTTAAACCAATGAGGCTTTCAATTCAAAACAAAAAGCAAGTAGTTAATGGTTATAAAGGAGTAAAACTTAGGCAAAATGAATATAAAAAACGTTTTATAAATAATGATGTTGAAACGTTTTTATTTCAGGTATGTGATTTTACACCATCTGGAAAAATATTAAATTCGACATTACTTTCAGAATATCATAGATGGAAACAAAGTGTAAATAAAGAAATAGATTCAAATGATATCAAATTTATTAAAGAATATTTAAATTCATCTGAATATGCTGTAAGGTCAACAGTATGGACTGATAAAGGTTCAAATGAAGGATATTACGGTATATCTTTAAAAGTTGATGAATATAAACATAAAAATACATCATCAACTGGTAAAAAGGTTGAAAAAATAGAACTATCAACCGGTGTTGTTTTAGGTTCGTGGGAAACTATTGCAAAGGCAGCAGAAAGCGAATTAATTTCGACCGCAAAAATGTCTAGGAGTATTAAAAATAAAATAGGATTTAATGATTATTATTATAAATGTCAAAATTAATAATGAATAATTAATAATCCAAATAAAACAAATTATTTCTGTTTGTCATCAATACTGCTAACACCATATGTAAATTTATTATAAATAATATACAATAAACCAACACATAAAATCAGCGTTGGTCCATAAATTTCAGGAGCTTTATTTATTAATCCATATATAATTAATAGTATTTGTGCAATAAGATTTCCAAATAAATAAAACCAAGTAAAACTAATAGTATTATGAGTACTATAAATATTACTAACAAGTGAAAAAAACGACACAACATTAAACATAAGCGATGTTGTTGCTAATATACCTAACTTTCCCATATAATATATTATAAGTACAATATATTTTATAATATTTTAATATTTTATAATATTTTTAATATTTTATAACAGACTATATAAGTCTATTTAATCGGCCTTTTTATTAGCGAATGGTCCTGATGTTAGTTGACTTTGTCCATAATCAGATTTGCCTATAACCACATTGGCGTCATCAAATAGTTCAGAACGGATGTCCGCAACAGAAATAGACTCAGGCTCCTTAGAAGCAAACGTGCTTTCAGTTGTATTATGTCCAGCACCAATTAAATTGCCATCTTTATCAATATCCTGAGTAAGAACATTACCATGTTTTTCAGAATTTTTCTTGTTTTCCTCAATAGCCTTTTGTTTAGTTTCTTTAATGCGTTGTTCAAACGTGGACTTGGCAATAGTTTCATTCTTCTTTTTCTCTTGCGCAAGCTGATTAAGCTCTTCTTCCAAATATTCAACACGCCCTGTTTTATAAGCCTCGGGTTCCCAAGGAAGCCACATACCAACAGGTCCAACATAAACATCAAAACTAGGATCAGTTTCTCTTAAAAGTTTAGCACGTATTTCGGCTTCTTCTTGAGACGAGAAGTTGCCTCTAGCCTTGAATCCTCTAACAGATGTTTGAAAATTATGCTTAACGTTAAATTTCTTTTCAAGGTCTTCTTCGTCACGATCCAAAAACGTTTTATAATCGTCTTCAATGGATGAATTGATAATCGTAGCACGTTCTTCCTTTACAAAGGTTTCAAAATCTTTCATAACTTCTTCAAACTGTAATTTGTATTTAAAAGAAACGAAATTAAGAAATTGGTGGAATTTTTCCATTGATTTGTTCATATCCCATTGCTTTAGGAATTCTTCAAAATAATACATTTCTCTTTGTTTTAGGATTTTTTCAGGAGATACAAAAGAAAAACAGCCAAAATTTTGTCCGGCAATAGGCTTATCTACCTCTAGCATATCAACATATTTTGGATTAGGAGTTCCGTCTTTCTTGTCCTTTCTCTCGAATGGCTTTTTATAAGCGTTAGTTTTACTCATTATATATTTTAATGAATTATTGGGTTTAAGTTTTA